TTGCAGTAATGAATTGGATAACTATATTCAAGAACAATTTAAAGGAGCATTAGAAGATGAAAAAGAAAGAATTAGAAGAAAGAGTTGCTGATTTAGAGAGTTCAATCATTTGTATGGAATGTAAGGATCATCTAGACAGTGATGATTATCTTCAACTTGGTTATCTCAATCAGGAATTAGCAAGTGCTAAAAAGGATCTAGAAAATGGAAACTACGAACTATGAGGAGTTCTTTCCTAATTGTAATGTCGAGTATGTCAAAGACAAAAAACATTGGCATCAATTAAGAGGAAAAGGAATTGGTGGTTCTGATGCTGGGGTGGTAATGAATGTTAGTAATTACAAAACACCTTATGAATTGTGGGAGGAAAAGACAGGTGCTAAAAAGCCTGTATTTCAAACGAGTGAAGCAATTGAAAAAGGAAATGCATTGGAACCTATCCTCATTGAATTGTTCGGTGTCCTTTATAAAAACAAGTTTGATTTGATTGATACGAAAGATATCAGTTTATCAAACAAGAAATATCCATTTTTAAGAGCTAATTTAGATGGGGCAATGATTGAAATTGTAACCAAAGAAAAATGGGGATTGGAAATCAAATCAACAACTATTCAAAATGGTGCAATGTTAAAAGAATGGGCCAATGATCACATTCCAATATGCTACTACTTCCAAGTTTTGCATTACATGATCACAACAGGTCTTAGACATTTTGTCCTATATGCCATTCTTGATATTCCTTGGGCAAATAACGGCGCAGGAAAACAAGAAACAAGAGTTGTTTATCTACACTATGATGATTTGGTACTAGATGCTAAATATCTATTCAAAACGGAATTGTGGTATTGGAATTTAATAAAAACTAAAACTCCACCTCCATTTTTAGAAAACAGGAATAAGGAATTAAAAGAAGTCAGTTAGAAAGGAGAGCCTATATGAACGAAATTCAAATTAAATATGAAAACAATCAAATGCTAGTAAGTAGCTTAGAGATTGCTAAAAATTTTGGTAAAGAACACAAAAATGTGTTGCAAACAATTGGAAATCTCGTAGCTGAAAATTCAGCCACGAAATCAATGATATATGAAACTTCTTATGAAAATAGAGGTAGACAATATCCTATGTATTTAATGAATAGAGATGGTTTCAGCTTATTGGTTATGGGATTCACAGGAAAGGAAGCTCTTGATTGGAAAGTTAAATATATTGAGGCATTCAATGAAATGGAGAAAAAATTAAATGATCCTGAATTTTTAGTTCAACGTTCAATGGATTATTTAAAAAGTCGATGTGATGCATTGTTACTAGAAAATAAAGAATTGAAACCTAAAGCTCTATTTGCTGATGCAGTAAGTGCCAGCAACGAATCAATCTTGATTGGTCAGTTGGCAAAGCTTATCAGACAAAATGGCTATGAGATTGGTCAAAATCGTTTGTTTGAGTGGATGAGAGAAAACGAATATCTAATTAAAAAGGGTGAACGTTACAATCAGCCTACTCAAAAATCAATGGATCTTGGATTGTTTGAAGTCAAAGAAAGAACAATTACTAATCCAGATGGAAGTACAAGGATTACATTGACTACTAAAGTAACAGGTAAAGGTCAAGTGTATTTCATAAATAAGTTTTTATCGTAGAAGGGAGAAAAAAGAAAATGAATGAGTTTCAATCAGGGCTACTTAATGAGCTAGTAGCTGTAAAAATCACAACCAAAGAAGAATTTGATAAAGTTATCAACTTCCTATCAATCAACAACTGCTTTCTTGTGAATGGAGAACCAGTTGTCAAACTAACATATCCAGGAGATAAAGCATTTGTCATTTTAAAACAAGATAATGCAATCTTCTGGCAACCGGCTAACCAAGTGTTAGATGAACGTTATAAAGTTGTCAGCGTTATCGAATTCTTTAGACCAACTGAAGAAGAAAAGGTCGTTGAGGCCAAAGCTGAAGTTATTGAAGAACACGTTGACATTGATGAAAAACACCTTTCATTAGAAGTTCAAAAAAGACCAGCAAATGAAGCGATTGTCTCAAATATTGATGAAATGATCAAATTGATTCCAGCAATTGAAGCTAAAAAAGGTGTGGTTGTAGATGAAAAGAACTACAAAGATTTTGTTAAAGCTAAAACTGGAATGGTTCCATTATATCGTTCGTATGCTAAAAAATTAGAAAATGAAAGAAAAGCAGTCAAAAAAGCATACATTGAGCCTTATCAAGAATTTGAAGCAAAGGTAAATAAAGTTGTTAAAGCTTTAAATGATACTGCAAGTGTTGTGGCTGAAAATGTGGATGTATTTGTTCAAAAGCAAAAAGAAGCTCTTAGAAAAGAACGTCAAGCAGCTATTGATCAACTAAAAGAAGTATTGATTTCTAGAAAGATGATTTCAAAGAAATATGCTGATCAGTTCGTTTTTGATGAAAAATGGCTTAACGCTTCAACATCCAAAAAGAAATTTGAAGAACAAGTTGAAGCACAATTCAATGCTTTAATGGAAAAAGAAAAGAATGACAAATTAAACCTTGAAATGATTGAAAAAACAATCACCAATGCATGTCTTATCGCAAATGTTGATGAACAACTCATTTCAAGAGAAAAATATCAAGCTCTTTTGAATACTGAGGGATTACCAAAAGTAACCGAAATGATTACTGATGAAGTAGACAACATCAAAAAGCAATCACAAGCGGTTGCCCAACAAAAAGAAGCAGAACTTCAACATCAAAAGGAAGAGTTTGAAAAGAAACAAAAAGAAGCTGAACTTCAACACCAAAAAGAGTTGGAAGCAGTCAAAAAACAAGCTTCACAAACAGTTGAAAATCAACCTAAATACACACCAATCAAGCGTGGTGATGAAACGATTGCTAACGTAAATGATAAGTATATCGTTACTGAAATCAAGCAAACGCCTGAAAAGTTCCAAGGCAGAACATGGAAGAAAACGTTTGAGTTCGAAGGTGATTTAGCAGCACTTCAAATGTTGAACAGATACATGGATGTAATCAAAAGCATCAATCCAACATTCAATTTCGGTGAAGTGAAATTAACTGAAAAAGAATTAAGTGATCCTCAAACAGGAGTGGTCAATAAATATAACGTTAAAGAAATCAATTAAAGAAAGTTATGAGGTGAAATTATGAATAAGGTTTATTTAGATAAGAATGGAAAATTATTCGTTAATGGTCATGAAATTAAGGGAGTTATGTCCGTTTCATCAGAAACAGATTATCTAGGTACACAAATAGTTTTAAAGTTTGAAGGTGATTACAAATGCGATTTTATTTCATCAAGAAAAGGACATTCATTATCTGAACGTCCTAAGGAATAAACTTAGCGATAAAATCTGTAAGTTCTATCAAACCATTTTTAAATCTTTTTTCCATATAAATAATAGCATTATTTGTGAGAAGGAAGTCGCCACTTACCCACTCCTTAACAAAGCCAATGGATTTTAATTCATCTAGAATGTCGCCAACATCTTCGATATTAAAATCTAAAATATATGGTTCTCGTTGCTCAAAGTTATTTTTAAATTGTTTTGATCTGTCTAACGAATAACCTTGAGCACGCCTTTCTAGAAATGTTTTATATGTAGAACATAAGAATTTATCAGCTAATTTTGTTAGCACTACTGACACTGTTTCACCTCACTTTCGAGGTAAATTATAACACTAAACAAAAGGAGAAAATAAATTATGGCAGTACAAAGCATGGTACATCAAGCAAATGAAGTAAGAGAAAATAAAGTAACAACAATCAAAACAGATACAGGAGAAATCAAGCTATCTTCTAAAATCGTAAAGGCTTATTTGGTCGCTGGAGGAGGTAATGTAAGTGATCAAGAAGTCAAACT